GCAGCAGAAGGACTCAGGTGAGCCGCTCGGAGGCGAAGACCTGACCGAGCTCGCCCAAGCATGGGCAGACGCCCGCGGCAAGCTCGCGGTCGGCGCCCTCAACAATCTCGTCGAGTGGAGGGAGTCGGCGCACGACCCGAGCCGCTTGCAGATCCACGAGGGCAGGCAGCACGCCGCCCTCGAGCTGTCCCGCGTGCTCCAAGTGCCCGCCTGGCTTGTTGGGGTCTCGATATCTTCAATGACGTACCAGAACAGCCAGCAGGCACGGCAGGATCTGATCCTGTTCGGCGCGAAGCCGTACATCGACTGCCTGCAAGAAACACTCTCACTCAACAGCGTCATCCCGAATGGTCGCTACGTCGAGCTCGACGTTGTGAAGTACATTCGAGATGTGGAGAACGCCGCAGACACACAGGAGCCCGAGGCATGACCACGATCCGCATGACCGCCCAGGCCGTCACCGTTGACGCAGCTGCCGGCGACGAACCCACCCGCACCATCACCGGCATCGCCGTCCCATACGGCATCGACGCTGTGGTGATGGGCGGCCAGACCGTCCGCATCGAAGCCGGCGCCCTGCCGATCGACGGACCCGCGCCACGGCTCCTCGAGCAGCACGACACCAACCGTGTCGTCGGTCTCGTCACCGAGCGCAGCGACACCGAGGAGGGCATGATGTTCTCCGCGAAGATCGCCGAAACCAGCGCCGGCGATGACCTGCTGGCGTTGCTCAAGATGGGCGCCTACGACTCCGTGTCGGTCGGTATCGAGCCGATCGACGTTGAGCAGGACGGCAAGACCACCGTGGTCAAGGCCGCCAACTGGTCAGAACTCTCCGTGGTCTACGAACCCGCGTTCGCAGACGCGAAGATCACCCAGGTCGCCGCCTCCGCCGAGGAGGAGGAGATCGAACCCCAACCCGATCCAGAGGAGGATCACACCATGTTTGAAGAGTCCACCCCAGAGGTCGTGGAGGCCGAGCCCGTGAAGGCTGAAGCCCCCGCAGAGCGACCCACCACCGTGTTCGCACAGCCCCGCAAGCTGCAGCTCCCAGGAGTCGGCGAGTACATCATCGCCATGCGTGAAGGCGGCCACCGCTGGCATCAGATGAACGAGAACATCCGCGCCGCCACCGGCGACGTTGTTGTCTCCGATGCTGGCGGCCTAGTGCCCACGCCGGTCGTGCAGCCGTTGTACGACGACATCAACGCGCTGCGCCCGATCGTGTCCGCGCTGGGCGCCCGCTCAATGCCCGACGCCGGCTCGACCTTCCTGCGTCCGAAGATCGCGAACCACAGCGGCGTCGCGGTGCAGAGCTCCGAGCTCGGCTCCGTCAACACTGCAGACTTCGACATCTCGAACGTCACCTTTACGAAGAAGACCTTCGCCGGCACGCTCCTTCTGAGCGAGCAGGTGATCGACTTCTCGACGCCGAGCATGCTGCAAGCGGCCGTGAACGACCTCGCCGGCCAGTACGGTCTCGCGACCGAGGACTACGTTGTCGACCAGATGGCGGCAGCGATCACCAACTCGCAGGAAGTGATCGTGACCGACGCGACGAGCTCGAGCGAGTTCATTGCGGACATGTACACCGCAGCTGCCTCGATTGCGACGACCGGCAACTACTTCCCGAACGCGCTCGTCGTGTCACCCGCGAAGTGGGCAACGCTCGGCAGCTTGGTCGACGGCGACGGCCGGCCACTGTTCCCGCAGGCAGCTCCGTCGAACTCGGCCGGTCTGCTGCCCGACGGCGTGACCGCCGGCAACGGCAACCCGCTCGGCCTGAGCTTGGTCGTGTCGAACCAGATCGGCTCGCAGGCCATCGGCAACAAGACCGCCACCGAGTACTACTGGCTGATGAACACCCGCGGTGTCGAGTTCTACGAAAACTACAAGGGCTTCCTGCAGGTAGCGAGTGCTACTACTCTCGGCCTCCAGGTCACCGTCAGAGGGTATGTGGCCTGCGAAGTGCTCGATGTCAACATGATCCGCGTGCTCGGCCCCGACGCCACCTTCTGAGCCCCTGAGGACTGCACGACGCTATGGCTACCTTCACCATCACCCATGCGTGGCGGTTGGACGGCTATGGCGTCGTGCAGGTCCTCGAGCATGTCGACGGCCTCATTGTTGGCTCAGACATCAACATCAGCGGTCTCTCACAGACCAACCTCAACGGCAACCACACGGTCTACAGCCTCGAGAACTACAGCTTCACCGGCGTCACCGACGAAGGCGACCTGGTGTTCAACACGCAGATCGACCGGCCGAACCAGATCCTGTTCGCTGACACCGGCGACGACATCGACCGGCAGACCGACAGCGGCACCCTGCAATACACGCCGACCTGTACCTGGATCGACAGTGACGATGTGATCGAATGGCTCGGCATTGACGGCGCCACCGCGAACGACACCGCGTTCGTCGCGACCTGCGTGTCAGCTGCCAACGCCTTCTGCTCAAGGCGGCGACGCAGCGCCGGCTACTTCGACGCGCTGAACACCGCACCAGACGGCTCCGTCAAACTCGGCACCGTCATGTACGCAGCAATCCAGTACCGCTCCCGCGGCTCTGTCGACGGCTACGCATCATTCCAAGACTTCAACCCGCAGCCAGTAGGAACGCTCGGCCAAGTGCTCCAGCTCCTCGGCTGCGGTAGACCGCAGGTCGGATAATGGCCGGCAGCGGCTTCTTGGTCGACGCGATCGCCGAAGTGAAGACGGCGATCACCGCGGTCGGTCTGGTGCCCGTCACCGACCCACGGAACGCGCGGCCGTTGTCCGCGTTCATCGAGGCGCCACGTTTCTCGAGCTTCAACAACAACATCGCAGATATTACGATCATCGTCCGAGTGCTCGCGCCGCCTCCAGGCAACGACGACGCCCTCCAGTATCTGATGACCAAAGTGGACGCGATGATGGGCAGCAGCCTCGCGGTCACTGCCGGCGAACCATCCACCGCGATCATCGGCGAGCAACAACTGCCCGCCTATGATCTCACCATCAACCTCTCAACAAGGAGAGCCTGACATGGCAACAGTAACCAACCTCACCCAGCCGTACTTCGAGATCGACAGCAACGACTTCAGCGACCAGTGCACCTCGTGCTCGATCGCATACGAGGTCGAGGCGCTCGAGGCCACGACCGTCGATGACTCGGCCCGTAACTACGTCGCCGGTCTCCAGAACAACGAGATCACCGCCACGCTGTTCATCAGCTACGGCGCGACCGAGGTCGAGGGCATCCTGCAGGGCCTGATCGGCACCACGTTCGACACTGTGGTCGGCGCTACCGGCTCCGTCGCAGCTGCCGACAATCCTGTGTACACGCTCACCGGCGGATACCTGGCATCGTTCACCCCGATCAACGGCGACTTCGGCACACTGTCCACCGTTGACATCACCATCCAAGGCGGTGCGCTCACCCGAGCCGTCGCCTGAGCTAGCAAAGAAAGGCGCACAACATGCAGCTCACACTCCGCGTCGACATCGGCGACGGACCAGAGGACGTTACGACAACCCTCTGGTCCATCGTCGCATGGGAACGCAAATACAAAAGCAAAGCATCGGACATGGCGAAGGGCCTCGGAATGGAGGACCTGGCATATCTCGCGTTCGAGGCCAGCAAGGCCGCGAAGAAGGTCATGCCGGCAGTGTTCGATGATTACCTCAAGAAGATCATCAGCCTCGAGGTCGTGTCTGAGGACGCGGACCCTACCCACGGGGCACCAGACGACGCCAGCTAGCCGAGCTACTGGTACACCTCCACTGGTGGCCCCCTGACATAGAGTTCGACAGCAAGGACCTCCAGACGGTCCTAGCGGTACTCGAGGAGCAGAACAGGAAGGCGAAACAACGTGGCAGGACGAGGTGATGCACTCACACTTGAGATGCTGAACGATGCCGTGCAGTACGACGTCACTCGCCTCATGTCCGCGCTCGGCAAGATCGACCCTGCTCTGCGTCGAGCAACGCAAGCCAAGATGAAGCTCGCAGCCAAGCCAATGGTCGCCGAAGCACGCAGCCTGGTACCCGAAAACTCTGGCCTGAACTGGGGCAACTGGACAACAGACGCGCCCGAGCTTGGCAAGGCCGGCACAGGCCGCGTCATCGGCACCTACGACGCCAAGAAGATCCGACGCGGGATCAAGGTCACCTACAAAGGCCCCAGCAAACGTGACCGCGGCAAGGAAATTTTCCCGCTGCTCACGTTGCAGAACACCGACGCTGGCGGCGCCATCTTCGACATTGCTGGCAAGGCCAACGGTGCCGGCAAAGGATCAGAGAACAGACGCCGCGGTCGAGCAATGATCGCAAAGCTCCGAGCTGAGAACGGTCGCGCTAGCCGCGTGGTGTGGCGTGCAGCTGAACGGCATCTTCCCACGGTGCAGCGTGGCGTAGCTGACGCGATCAAAGACATGGAAGAGGCCATTCAGGCCCGCATAGACAAGGGGACCGGCTGATGGCTATCAAGGTTCCGATCCTTTCCGAATGGAACCCGAAAGGGATCGACAAAGCGAAAGCAGACTTTCAGAAGCTAGAGAAGACCAGCCAGAAGGTCGGCTTCGCTCTTGAAAAGGCGTTCGTTCCTGCCACGATCGCGCTCGGTGCGCTCACCGCAGCTGCAGGCGCATCTGTCAAAGCAGCTGCAGAAGACGCAGCTCAACAGGCAGAACTTGAGCGTCAGATCATCGTGTCGACCGACGCGACGAACGCACAAGTCGACGCTCTGCACGAGTTCATCAACGCCCAAGAACTCGCAAGCGCGGTATCAGATAGCGAACTCAGGCCCGCTCTCGCAATCCTGGCACGCCACACAGGCGACCTCACGGAAGCCCAAGACCTGCTCTCCCTCGCGCTTGACGTCAGCGCCGGCACCGGCCGCGACGTCTTTGATGTTGCCGAACGGCTCGCCGAAGGCTACACAGGCGTGCTCACACCACTCGAGGAGCTCGACTATGGCCTCGTCGCCGCAATCGAAAGCGGCGCAACATTCGACGAAGTAGCTGCCAGCCTCGCCGAAACATTTGAGGGAGCTGTCGCCACTAACGCCGACACAGTGGCCGGCCGTTTCGCACGCATGCAGGTCACTATGGACCAGGCACAGGAAGCGATCGGGATGGCGTTGCTACCCATCCTCGAGAAGCTTGTGCCAGTCCTCGAAGACGTTGCCACGTTCGTCGGCGAGAACACCGAGCTCATCATCGGGCTCGGCGTCGCAGTTGGCACCGTCGCCGGCATTGTCGTCGCCTACAACGTCGCCATGAAGCTCTACGCGGTCGCCACAGGCATCGCCAGCGCAGCCACAGCCGTGTTCAACGCAATCCTCGCAGCGAACCCGATCGTGCTGATCGCGGTCGCTATCGCCGGCCTAATCGTGACGCTGATCGCGCTCGAAAAGAAGTTCGGCGTAGTCACCAAGATCATCGAAGGCGTCAAGATCGCATTTGACGCTGTGAGCGATGCCGTGGCGTGGCTGGCCGGCAAGTTTGTCGATTTCGTCAACACGCTCATCGACGTAGCGAACAAGATCCCGTTTGTCAATATCGAGAAGCTGAACAACGTGTTCGAGGAGCAGGCCGTCATCATCGAAGACGAGCTCGTGCCAGCGATCGAAGGTTACGGCGAAGCAGAGCTCGAGCTGGCCGAGATGATCGCCGAGGCTGCGTACCAGCAGCAGCTCGCGAACATCGACTACAGCGAAGCCGAGAAACTGATAAGCGAGCTGCACCCGACGATCGAAGACATGGAGTCGGCGATCGCGAAGACGAACGAGGACATGGAAGAGCACCACAAGGTGCAGCAGTTCATTTCTGACATGAACCGAGAGCTGATCGACGAGTTCGACCTGTTG